CAAAGCTCATACCAAACTACAATGATAAAGTTATTAACGAACATAAGGGAGATGTTCAGTACAGGATTGGATGGGAGAATGATCCAATTTCTACACAGAAGAAAAAGATTTCCACGCACACGACATGAGGTTCGATGACAGCCTGGTCGTATGAATGGTACACACAGTGGTACTTTTGTTTTTTTTTCTTTTGTTATTGCGAAAACTTAGCGGTTGTGTAAACCGCATGACTCCGCTGCCAGGTAAAAAAAAATATTTATCGCTGCGTAGTTACTTGTTTTTTTGCAGACTAGCGACCCCCCACCCCCCAAAAACGCCTGGCTGTTGCGTAATATATATATATCCCAACTTCAACAGCCACACGAACAGACAATGAAACAGCAGAACATCACGATACCTTACACACCTCGTCAACCGCAGCGTGAGATACACAATGTTTTAGATGAGTATAGATATGCCGTTATAATAGCCCACAGACGTCTTGGAAAAAGTTTGTGTGCGATTAATCATTTAATTAAGTTTGCGTTCACTCACACGCTTCCAAACGTGCGTATGGCGTATATTTCACCCCAGTTTAAACAAACTAAATCTATTGCCTGGGATTATGTAAAACAGTTTACCAAAGAGATACCTGGCATTAAGTATAACGAAACCGAACTGCGATGCGATTTCCCAAACGGTGCCAGGTTGACTCTTTATGGAGTCGATGCAAACCCAGATGCACTTCGTGGAAATTACTATGACTTTGTTGTGATGGATGAAGTGCAGTTAATATCAGAGGATGTTTTCCCAACCGTTATATTGCCAGCACTAGCAGATAGAAAAGGAAAATGTTTGATGATCGGAACTCCGAGATCGACAAGAAACTATTTGTATGAATTATATAAAAAAGCAAAGTCTGATGCTTCCTGGTTTTGTAAAATTTATAAAGCAAGTGAAACAAATTTAATTGATAAGTTTGAATTAGAGCAGCTCAAGCAGAACATGACGGATGAAGAGTACCGTCAAGAATTAGAATGTGATTTCTCAGCTGCCATCAATGGATCTATATATGGAAAGATTATTGATAAGCTGGATGCGGAAAACAGAATTACAAAAATTAGTTATGACGTTGGATACCCAGTACACACTGCCTGGGATCTGGGTATAGCTGATGAAGGTATAGTTGTTTTTTTTCAAGAGATAGGAAGACAGATATATTTTATAGATAGCCTGGCTAAATCTGGAGAAGGTTTACCCTGGTTTGCAAAAGAAATAAAAAATAGAGATTACGTCTACGGTAGGCATTTTGCACCACATGATATTGAAGTTAGAGATTTCTCAAATGGTTTATCCAGGAGAGAAGTAGCCTACCAACTAGGTATACGATTTCAGGTGGCTCCTAAATTAGCAGTCGAAGAAGGAATACACATTACTTCGATGATGTTAGCCAGGAGTTACTTTGACCAGGAGAAGTGTGAAACATTGATTGATGCACTTCGTCATTATCATCGTAAGTGGTCTGTAAATAATAAATTTTTTTCGAAGCCACAACACGACTGGAGTTCACACTTTTGTGATGCCGTCAGAGTAGCAGCAGTTTCTTTAACAGAGAATGTTGCTGGAAAAAAACCGCCACAACAAATGGCACAAAACGAATATCAAGTATTTGGAGTAAATTAAAATGGGATTTTTAAAACCAAAAGTTGTCATGCCACCACCGCCACCTGATCCAGAGCCTTTACCAGAGGCACCTGAGCCAGATGACCAGGCTAATTTAGATGCAGCTGAAGAAGAAAGAAAAAGATTAAAAAATAAAAAAGGTCGTAAAGCTACAATCTTAACATCAATGTTAGGAGATACAACACAAGCAGAATTAAATAAACCAACATTGTTAGGAGGATAAAATGGGATTTTTAAGAGGAAGTAGTTCACCAGCACCGATACCGAAGATAGAAACACCAGTATCAACAGTTGCAAAAAAAGTAGCTGAAACAGTACAGCCTGGTGATGAAGGTAAAAAATCTAAGAAAAAAGGTAGAGGCGGTACAATACTAACTTCAGTCACTGGAGTTACAAATCCAGCTGAATTAGGCAAACCTACCTTATTAGGCGGAATGTACTAATGGGAGATCAAACAGCATCAAAACAAAAAAGAGATGCTAACAGAGCAGCTGTGTCTTCACAGTTAATGGAAAATATTATGACTGGTGGAGAGATCTCTAAGAAGAGAGAGAAAGAATTACAAGAAGCTGCTAACCGTGGTCGTGGAATACAGTTTGTAGAAGGTTCACCTACAGTCAAAGGGTTGACACAAAAAGATGGTAAGCCAGTATTTCGTACTGGAGCTACAGCAGCAGACTATACTGGAAGAATTATTTCATCAGCACCCACTGTTTCAGAACTCGTAGGTGATGCTTCAAGGGCTTTGGTTGGTGGTAAAGCAGATGACTCTGCAATAAGAAATGTAAAACTTACAAATAGACCAGGAGATAAGACTCCTACAAACTTTGCTAAGTTTATGCCAGAACCAAAAGAGTCAAAAGGAATTATACCGTCAATTATGGAAAAAGGCGGTATCGCTGGTGCCATAACATCTTCTATTTTGACTGGTAAGAAAAGAGATAAAAAACCACCAACAATTAGTCAGATCTATAATGAAGGCGTTTCAAACTTTGCAGATTTTAATAGATTTCAATTAGGTGGCAAAAATCCGAAGTTAGGTGATTAAATGGATATAAAAGAAATAATTAGAAGATTTTCACAATTAAAAAATACGAGAGGTACCTGGGAAAGTCACTGGCAAGAAATTGCTGATTATGTGTTACCCAGAAGAGCTGATGTAACAACGAAGCGTTCCAGGGGTGATAAAAGAACTGAAAAAATTTTTGACTCGACTGCAATCAATGCAGCAGAGTTATTAGCATCATCACTACACGGTATGTTAACTAACGCAGCTTCACCCTGGTTTATGATGAGATACAAAGAAACTCCCTTCAATACAGACGATGCAGCAATGGAGTGGTTAGAAGAAGCAACTAATCAAATGTATATTGTATTAAATAGATCTAACTTCCAGCAAGAAGTTCACGAGTTATATGCTGATCTAATCACATTTGGTACTGGCAGCATGATGATTGAAAAAGATGAAGAAATGGGTTTGCGTTTTTCAACCAGACATATTTCAGAAATTTATATACAAGAAAATGAGTTTGGTAGAGTCGATACCGTTTATAGAAAATTTAAAATGTCAGCAAGAGCTGCGTTTCAAATGTTTGGTGAAGTATCCAGCAAAATAACAAAGCTAAAAGATAAAAACCCATACGATGAAATTGAGCTGCTGCACATTGTATTACCCAGGGATGAATTTGATCCAAAAAAAATAGATGCAATCAACAAACCATTTGCATCCATTTATTGTGATCCTGAAACAACAGAGCTTTTAGGTGAAGGCGGATATGATGAGTTTCCTTATGTGGTTCCAAGATTTTTAAAATCTTCTGTAGAAACCTATGGAAGATCACCAGCCATGGTAGCATTAGCAGACATTAAAATGATTAACAAGATGTCAGAAACCATTATCAAAGCAGCACAGAAAACTATAGATCCTCCTTTACTAGTACCTGATGATGGTTTCATGCTACCAATACGAACTGTACCTGGTGGTCTTAATTTCTATCGTTCAGGTTCCAGGGATCGTATTGAACCATTAAATACAAATCCTAATGTCGGACTAGGAGTTCAGTATGAAGATCAACGAAGAGATGCTATTAGAAAAGCATTTTATGTAGATCAATTATTATTAGCACAAAGAGTCAACATGACTGCAACAGAAGTTTTGCAGCGTAACGAAGAAAAAATGAGAATGTTAGCTCCAGTGTTAGGAAGATTACAAAGTGAAATGTTGCAGCCTCTCATCAACAGATGCTTCAATATTATGCTGCGTATGAACATGTTTCCTATTCCACCAGAAAGTTTACAAGGCAAAGACATTGATATTGAGTACACCTCTCCGCTTGCACGGTCACAACGAGGTGGTGATATCACAGCTGCGGTTCGTGCTTTGGAAATACTATCTCCTCTATCACAGCTAGCACCAGTGTTTGATTACATTGATCCAGATAAATTTGTGAAACACATCACAGATGTATTGGGCGTGCCAGCTAAAATTTTAAAGAGTGACCAGGAGGTGGCTATTATTCGTCAACAACGAGCAGCAGCACAACAAGCTCAAGCCGAAGCAATGCAACAAATGCAAGAAGCTGAGATTGCCAACAAGACTGCTCCGATGGTTAAAGCGGTTAAGTCTTAATGGATGAAATAAAAAAATTAAAACAAAAATATTTACAAGTTTTTACCCAGGGTACTGGTGAAGAGTTGCTCCAAGATTTAGAGTTACGATTTCACATACACAACACTACGATGGATAACGACTCAAACAACCTGGCATTTTTAGAAGGTCAGCGAAGTGTAGTTTTATTTATCAAAAATATGCTAAAAGGAGAAAATAATGGCAGAAGAAAACCAGGTAGCGGAAGAACAAACAAGTAATCCGTCTGAGCCTGTCACCCAAGAAGTAAACTGGAAAGAAAGTTTACCAGATGATTTGAGAGATAATCCATCTCTTAAATCAATACAAGATGTACCAGGACTAGCAAAGAGTTTTATACATGCACAAAAAATGGTTGGAGCTGATAAGATACCAGTGCCTACTGAACACGCAACTAAAGAAGACTGGGATGCTGTTTATAGTAAACTAGGAAGACCAGCCACACCTGATGACTATAAGATAGAAGGTGAAGCTACAGAGATTATTGCTGACTTCAAACCTATTGCACACGAGTTAGGATTAAATAATCATCAAGTAGAAAAACTTGTAAATTTTTATAATGAGAAACAAACCGTGGCTACAGAAGCAGCACAAGTTGATATGCAACAAGCACAAGCAGAAACAGAAGCAACACTACGAAAAGAATATGGTAGAGCTTATGATACAAAAATAAAATCTGCATTGCGTGTAGCACAAAATGTTTTTTCTAAAAAAGAACTAGATAATACAAAATTTTCTGATGGTACTCGCATGGGTGACAATCCCATGTTTATCAAAGCTATGATGAAAATATCTGATATGATTAGTGAAGATAGACCTATCAATAATCCTCAAGACATGGTGATGACACCAGATCAAGCAAGAGAAAAGATGGAGAGTTTGATGGCAGACGGTTCACCCTATTGGAATAAATCTCATCCTAACCACGGCAAAGCAGTTGAAGATGTCATGCAGTTAAGAGAGATTGCACATGGCAACTAAAAAAGATTGCAACTGTAATTTAGAACCAACGGTTGTAGAAATTAAAATGGAATGTGCCAGGATGGTTTTTGAAACTGGCACTGATTATCAAAAGAAAGAATGGGATTCTACGGCAGACAAATTGTATGCCTGGATTACGAGGATAGACTCAAAGAGTTCCTCGAAGACAGCTGGAAAGAAAGCAGACCAAAAGTCTTAAAATCCAAGAGAAGTCGTTTATACGGTAGCTACTCTGTTAATTAACAACATCTAAAAAAAGAGAGGAAAAGACAACATGTCTTCACAAATAACCACAGCTTTTGTGGAACAGTACAGCAATAACGTACAGATGTTATCTCAGCAAAAAGGATCACTCCTAAGAGATAAAGTCGACAGTGAAACTGTACAAGGCAAGAACGCTTTCTTTGAACAGATTGGTAGCGTAACAGCACAAGTAAGATCAAGTAGGCATGCTCCTACCCCCCAGCTTGATACACCTCACGCAAGACGTAGAGTATCTCTGGCGGATTATGAGTTCGCTGATCTTATTGATGACCAGGACAAAGTCAGAACATTGATTGATCCTACATCTTCTTATGCACAAGCAGCAGCTTTTGCAATGGGAAGAGCTATGGATGATGTAATCATATCTGCTGCAACTGGTACATCTTTTACAGGAGTAAGTGGAGGTACATCTACAGCACTTCCTGGCACCCAAGCTATCACAGAGAGCGGAACAGACGGATTGACTATCGCAAAGTTAAGAAACGCAAAAAGAATTATGGATCTTAATTCTGTTGATGCGTCAATTCCTAGATACATAGTCGTGTCACCACGACAAATAGATGACCTTTTAGGCACAACTTCAGTCACAAGTGCTGACTTTAATACAGTCAGAGCTTTAGTTACTGGTGAAGTAAACACATTTATGGGTTTCCAATTCATCGTATCTAACAGACTGAGTATTGCTTCTTCTAAAAGACTTTGCTTTGCTTATGCACAAGACGGCATAAAGCTAGCATTGGGTAAAGATGTCATGTCAAGAATTGATGAGCGTGCCGATGTCGGTTATGCCACTCAAATCTACTATTGCATGAGCATCGGAGCAACAAGGATGGAAGAAGAAAAAGTTGTTTCTATTCAGGCACACGAGGCGTAAGGAGGTAAATCATGGCATCTGTTAAAGGCGTAGAACTAACAAACATGGATTCAACTCCAGTCGTAAAAGTAGACAGCGAGTTAGCTGGAGGAAATATGAAGGTGTTCCACGGAACATACGAAGCATCTTCTCTAGCATCTGGTTCTGATATATCCATTGCAAGAATACCAGCAAATGCAGTGATACACGATGTAATCGTAAAGTGCGATGCACTTGGTTCATCTGTAACATTAAAAGCTGGAACAGCAGACGATGACGATTTATTTTTTGCTGCAACTAGCACATGGAATGTAGCTGGTCAAACTCAGTCAATGTTAGGTGGTTCATCCACTGGAGCTGCTATAGCAGCTATGACTGGTATTGGTCACAGAACAACAGCATCTACTGATGTAATTTTGACCACTGGCGGTGCAACTGCCTCTGGTACAATAAACTGTGTAGTTCTATACACACAATAAACTAAGGAGAAAAAATGGCATCTGTAGTTGATATATGTAATTCAGCACTAAATATGTTAGGCGGTAATACGATTATCAGCCTCACTGAAACATCAAAAAATGCACGCTTGTGTAATCAAAGATATGAATTGGTGAGAGATGCCGTTTTTCGTGAGCATCCCTGGAATTGTTTACAAAAACGAGTAGAGCTAGCAAAAGATACTGACGCTCCAGCGTTTGAGTTTGCTAGTGCATTTACACTTCCAGCTGATTGTTTACGAGTCTTACGGTCAGAAAACTCTAACTTTTCTAATAATGAAAGATTTAGAATTGAAGGTAGAAAACTTCTAACTGACGAAAGTACAATGAAAATTTTATATGTAGCGTCTATTACTGACACAACGCAGTATGATGCTTCATTAATCGAAACACTGTCAGCTAGGCTTGCAGCAGAGCTGGCGTATCCAATAACACAATCATCAACTTTAATGGATCGAATGTTTGGTTTATATCAACAGAAACTTAAAGATGCACGATTTGCAGATGCAACTGAAGGCACTGTTGATGATGAAACTCGTATCCAGGCTGATGACTTTATTAATGCGAGGTTATAATGCCAGGTAAAAAAATGTCTATGAAACAAAAAAAGATTGCTGCTATGGGTGGTAATCGAAATAAGATTGACGGTGCTGATTTTGCAAAGCTCCGAAAAATGAAGAAAAAGAAAAAAAAATAATGAGTAGGCAAATTTCTGTTGCTCATACAAATAGTTACAAAAAAAAAGTTAAAGTAAAAAAAACAAAAAAACCTAAAAAGAAAAAATAATGCCAAGATCCACTTTTGCGTTCAGTAATTTTACATCAGGTGAGTTGTCACCCAGATTAGACGGTAGAATAGACTTACCTAAATATTTTTCTGGATGTAAAACTTTGGAAAATATGATTGTACACCCTCACGGTGGAGCTACAAGAAGACCAGGTACAAGATTTATTGCTGAAACAAAAAGCAATGGAGAGGCAAGATTAGTTCCTTTTGAATTTTCTACAACTCAGACCTATGTTCTCGAGTTTGGGAATACATACATGAGAGTGTATAAGGATGGGGGTCAGGTTCTTAACAGTGGTACTCCAGTTGAAATATCGACCCCCTATTCTGCTGCTGAAGCAAACGAACTAAAATTTGCACAATCTGCTGATGTATTATTTATTGTACATCCCTCACATCAACCTAGAAAATTATCCAGGACATCTCACACATCCTGGACTCTAAGTTTATATGCACCTACAAATAATCCTTTTACCTCTACTAATAATTTTCCAAGCACAATTACATTTTTTGAAGAACGATTAGTTTTTGCTGGCACAAATGCCGCTCCACAAAAAATATTTTTTTCAAAATCTGGTGACTTTGAAGATATGACCACTGGCACAAATGCTACCGATGGCATGACATTTACTATTGGTTCTGACCAAGTAAACGCCATAAAATATATTAAGGGATTGCGTACTCTCCTTATTGGTACCACTGGTGGTGAGTTTGTTGCTACTGCTTCATCTTCTGCTGAACCTATTACTCCTACGAATATACAAATAAAACGACAAGCTGGTTACGGTACATCTGAAGTTGATGCACTTTTGGCTGGAAATAGAATTTTATTTGTACAACGAGCTGGCAAAAAAGTAAGAGAATTAGTTTTTGATTTTGACACTGACGGATACATTGCACCAGATTTAACCATCCTGGCTGAACATATTGGTGGTTCAGGTGTGGGAACTGGATTTACAAATTGGACTTATCAGCAAGAACCAGACTCTATTGTTTGGGTCGTAAGATCTGATGGTGTTCTTACTGGGATGACATATCAAAGAGGTGAAAATGTAGTAGCCTGGCATCGACATATCTTAGGTGGAGCTTTTAGTGGCGGTGATGCTGTAGTAGAAAGCGTTGCAGCCATATCAAACTCAACTGCATCTTCTAAAGGTGAAGATACTTTATACATGATTGTTAAAAGAACAATTAACGGTGGAACAAAAAGATATATTGAATATTTACAACCATTTGATTTTGGTTCTAATATTGAAGATGCCTGGTTCTTAGATAGTGGATTACTTTATTCTGGTGGTGCTACAACATCACTATCAGGATTAGATCATTTAGAAGGTCAAACAGTTTCAATCTTAGCTAATGGTGCTACTCATGCAGATAAAGTTGTTTCCAGTGGTGCTATTACCTTAGATAGATCTGCAACTAAAGTAATTGTAGGTTTAAAATACACTTCAAAACTACAGACTATGAGAATAGAAAGTGGTAGTGCTGAAGGTGTCGCCCAGGGTAAAGTAAAAAGAATACATGAAATCGTTGCGAGGTTTTTTGAAACTGTAGGAGCAGAGATAGGAAGCAGCTCATCACAAGTAGATTTAATTCCATTTCGTGATAGTTCAATGGCTATGGGTCAACCAGTTAGTTTATTTACTGGTGACAAGTCAATCGAGTTTGCATCTGATTATGAAACAGACAATTTTGTTTACATACAACAAACTCAGCCTCTACCAATGACAGTAACAGCTTTATTCCCACAGCTGAACACTTATGACGGTTGATGGATATTTTTCCATTTATTAAAGAACACGGATATATAATTTACAAAGACATCAATAGTTCATTGATAGGTCATCAAACTGATCTTTCATTTATTGATAACTTAGAGATAGACGATTGCTTCACTGGAGTAATTAATGGCAGACCAGTTGTTTGTGGTGGTGTCATAAAATTATGGGATGGATGTTTTGAGGGGTGGGTAATTGCTTCAAGAAGTATTCAAATCTATTCATTTGATATTTGTAAGACAATTAGACGATATACTGACAGCCTTTTTGTAAAAAATAAAATGCACCGTTTACAAACAGCAGTGCAAGTAGATTTTATAGAAGGTTATCGCTTTGCAAAATTTTTAGGCATGAAACAAGAGGGTATTATGAAAAAATACGATTACTTAAAAAAAGATTACATGAGATATGCGAGGGTTAAATAATGGCACCAGTAGCAATAGCAGCAACAGCTGCATCAGCGGTTATAGGAGCAGCTGGAGCAGCTCAAGCTGCTGCCGCTGCTAAAGCAACAGGAGAAGCCAATAAGGTAGGCTTTGAAAGAGCAGCTAAAGTAGTTGAGCAACAAAAAGATATTGTTGATGCTTCAGCCGCTAATGAGTTATTTAAATTTAATAGAGCATTTAAAATAAATCAGGCTCAGTCAACAGCAGCCTATTTAAAAGGTGGTGTAACTTTAGAAGGTACGCCAGAAGATGTACTAGCTAACAATGCTTATTTAGCAAACTATGAAAGAAAAATTTTAGATTACAACACAGCAGTTCAAAAAAAGAAATTAGACGATGATGCAGCACAACTTCGTTACAGTGGTGAAATAAAATCAGCTGAGGGTCAAATGCTTGCAAATTCTTATAGAATGAAAGCTGTAGGATCAATTATAGGTGGTGTTGCTGGAGTTTCTCAAATGACTACTACATACTATCCAACATTATTAGGAGGAAATTAAATTGCCAAGAATACCCATATATAATTTAACTGGTACAATTTCTGGTCAAGCTGGTTCAACATCCGTGCCACAAATATCACAAGCAGCAACATCTGGAGCTATTGCATCACAAACAGACTCTATAACTAAAGGATTGGATAGTGTTGCGAAATTTGCAAGTGTTGTTGTCAAAAATGAAAGTGACAGAATTATAGCTCAAGAAAATTTAAAGTATAAAACTAAACTTGATAATCTTCAAAAAATTATCCAGGGTAATTTATCAACGCAACCAGAGCTTTGGATGGATGCTTACGAAAATGGTTTTACTACAGCTGATGGTCAAATAGTACAAGGAAGAGCTTCGATTATTAGTGAAATACAAAACAACAAATACAAATATGATTTTGTAAAAGGTTCTGTAATAAACCAGGCTAATATAAATAACCTCGTGTACAGAGGTAAAATTTTTGATGAATATTTAAAAGAAACAAAAAAACAAAATCTTATGGTATTTGAAGATAGTGCAAATCAACTTGCAGATGCTTTAGGTGCAAATGTAGGAATAGATATTCCTGATTTTTCGGCAGAGTTAAGAGATTTAGAATTAGTTATAAATCAATATCAAGCTGGCGGTGGTTCTAAACCAGTAGAATTTTATCAAGAGATGATGGCAAATGCTTTGAGTGTTGGTCTACAAGAAGAATACTCATCAAACAAACCTGAAAAAAATTTAACATTATCTCCTAATAAAGTAACAAACCCTAATATCATAGAACTCATGTCAAAGATGGACAATGATACTATACAAGATGTTTTTAAGGATTTTAGAAAAGAAGAAACAAGTAGATATAAAACAAATGAAATAATTGAACAAAACGCCATTGATGATTTAATTTTTGTAAAAGAACAAAATTTAAATGATTATTACAATCAAGAAACAAAACTTGATGAAAGAAATATACTTTTTAATAAATTAATGAATTTACCTAATGATGTATTCTCACCGAGCGAAAAAAATAATTTACGACAATTTCATAAATTAGTTGAGGATAATAACGGTAAAGTGCCTTTTAACCCTCAAGGAGATCAAGCTCTGGCAGATTTAATAGAAGTGCAAATTGCTCAAGGTAACATGACATACGCTGACGCAACAAAACAATATGGACGATTAAATAAAGAACAACAACAAAGTATAAATAGTTTATCCAAAGCTGAAAATACATTTAATTATAATAATGCAAAAAAATATATTAGAACGAATTTTGGATTACCGCCTGAAGATTTAATTATAGGTGACTCTTTAAATGAGCATGAAAAATTAGTTCATGGAATGACTAATGAAGCGTTGCGAATATTTGAAGAAAAAAATTTTAATAGTCAGGGTAAACTTAACTTTCTAATAGAAGCACCTCAAATTCTAAAACAAGTAGAAGAAAATTATCAATCAGAAGCTATAACTCAAATAAATACAGCAAGTGCAAAACTTAAAACTTTATTTGAAAAATATAAAATTGATTTTGCTCAAGTAAACGAAAAAAATTTAAATAAAAAATTTGATGAATTGGCTGCCGCCATAACAGCAAGTGACTTTGAGCCAAATACCAAAAAAATGGATAATTTAGCGTTAAACAGACATAGAAATATTGATTTTAAAAATTTGTATAAACTTGGTGTATCAATGGGAATAATTAGTAATGAGTGATAAAGCAAAATTTGAAGCTGGTACTTATTCAGCAGATGACATACTGGATTGGTATGATGAGAATACAAATGAAACTTACATAAATTCATTAAAAAACTCAGACAGATCTGTTTTTGATGAAGTAATTGACCATGAAGATGATGGTGTCATTTATGAAATTGGCACTGTAGATGGCGTGAGTGTAATCCTGGGCGAAAAAAAAAAGCCTGAAATCTTCGGTCAAGATTTAGATACACTTAAAGCTGTTGGTGATAAATCACTAGATACTCTACAAGCAACACCAGGATTTTTAGCTGATATGTTAAATCCTAAGAATATAGCCAAAGGAATGAACCAGGGTGTTGTCAATGCTTTTCAATTAGTCGATAGCCTTAGTGGTGGATCTGTAACAAAATTAGATAATTATTTTACAGAAAATTTTCCTAACACTTTGGGTAAAAAAATCGAATACAAACAACCTGAAGGTGCTGGTGCAGTAACTGGATCTATCATTGGTCAATATGTTGTGCCAGGCATTGGATTATTAAAACTATTGCGTGGTTCTGTGTTGTTATCAGAGCCTTTATTAGTAGGTACATTTTCATCAAAAGATGAAGGTAATATGGCAAATCTTTTTAAAGATATGTTTCCTGACTTCACAAGAAACAATGAAGCTGCAAATATTATAATTAATGGATTAATTGCAGATGAAGACGATAGCGAAGTTATTGGAAGATTAAAAAACATAGCTGCTGACATGCCTATTGCTTTGGCTTTTGAAGGTATTTTTAAAATATATAAATCTCTTTTCAAAAACGAAGAAGCAATACAAGAGATTAAATCAGCTGGAGCTGCTGCTACTCCTAAAGAAGCACCTACCCCAGTTGAAGTAGTTGATAGTTCTGGTCAAGCTATTAAACAAGCTGATGAATTAGTTACATCAGAAAAACCTTTTTACTCTAACGTAGAAAAAACTATTTCTAATTTTACATTTAAACAGCAACCAGGTAATCAGATCCTGGCTACACTAAATAATACTGCTGGTATAAAACAATCAGAAATACAAGACTTAGGTTTAGATACATTTTTAAAAGATAAACCTAATGTTAGTAAAGAAGAGCTAGATGATTTTATTGCTAATAAATCTTTAACTACAAGAGTAAAAGATACAATTTTAGAAGGATCTCAAGCTGCAAATAATAAAAGCGATTTATTTATACCAGGTGATGAAAGAGGTATGGATATTCCAGAAGAATTGTTAAATGCAAATTCTTATGATGATGCAAAATTAATTGTTAAAAATAATAAAGAAATTTATGATGAATTAGATGAGTTCTATGTAAATGATGAATTGTCTGAAATGGAAATGTTAGAAGACGATTTCATTGAAACATTTTTAGAAGAACGATATGGCATTTACCAACTAACCCCAGATAAAAAACCAACGAAATTTGGTAGTTATGTAGAACCTGGTGGAGAAAATTATAAAGAAATGTTAATTACTGTTCCTGGCACTCCTCAAGTATTTACTAAACATCATTTTACTGGAGAAGTTCCATCTGGTGAAAACCTTATAGCTCATGCAAGATTTAACGACAGAACAATAGATAATAAAAAAATTCTATTTATTGAAGAAGTTCAATCTGATTTACACCAGGCTGGTAGGAAACAAGGTTATACTTCTGTTGAAAAGAAAAAAATTCAAAATGAAATTAATTTAAGAGAAAAAGAATTAAAAGAAATACATGGTGATAATTATAGTGAAGAAATTTATTATAACGATAGGCAGATTAATATGTTAATGCAAAAAAGAGATAATGTATTTATGCTACCTAATCTAGTTCCAGATGCACCATTTAAGAAAAACTGGTACGAGCTTACGATGAAAAGGCTAATTAAGTATGCAGTAGATAATGGTTATGATGGTATTGCGTTTACTTCTGGTGATATGCAAGTCGCAAGATATGCTGGTATGGATAATGCAGAAGGTTTAAAAGGTTTTTATGACAATACTCTAACTAAATTTACAAACAAATTTTCTAAAAAGTATGGAGCTTCATTAGAAGATACATCTTTAAAAGGTGAAGTAACAAATATAAATGAAGTGCAAAAAGGTAAAGTTTACAGTGCTGGTAATCAATCCTGGTTTATAACTGGGAATGATAATAAAGGTTATAATCTTATGAATAGCGTTGAAGGTGATGTTTCTGAGATAGCGGATCAATATGATAATTTAATAGATGCAAAAAAAGGTTTGATTGAAGAAATAGAAGGTTTTTATCAAGATAGAAAAGTGCCTCTGCTTATTTTTCCACAAAACATGAAAAACGAAATTTTAACTGAAGGCTTACCCATTGCCCAGGTAGAAGAAAAAGAAAACAAACAGCAAACAAGTGCTGTTGTATAACTACACAAACGACAAAATTTAAGATAAGGTAAGATAATATCGCACAAATATGTGCGAGTTTCTCAATATACAATTATGGTTAAAACAGTTCCAACAAACGATGACTCGTTATTATCTGGTATACAACAAGGTCAAACACTTGGTGTTACAGAAATGGCATCTTCAGAGCCAGGTAAAGAAGATGAAATTTATGTAGCTGGATTATTTAATAAATTATTAAGTATACCAAAAACAAAAAGTAATATTAAAAGTGCTTTAAAAACAGATGAGGTTCAAGAAGAAATTGTTACATCTGTACAAGGTGAAACAAAAATTAATGAAGCTGGAGAAGAATTTTTTGATGCACAGATAAATGTAGATTTCAATAAAATTAACAATATTAATGACTTTTCAAGAGTTATTGATGAATACACAGCTGCTACTCCTGATCCTGATAAAATAAAATTTGACACAGAATTTCAAGGACTGGCTACAGATTTACAAATCAAACCAATTCTTTTACAGGGTAGCGGATTTAAAAGTGCTAAAGAAGTTTATGCAGCTCGTCAATTTATAAAAGATAGTGGAACTTATCTTTTAAATTTAGCTGACGAAGTTATTGAAAACCCAACAAATTCAGAAACATTATTAAAATTTAAAAAACATCTTGTGACTCACGGTTTGTATGTCACACAATTTAAAAAAGGTAGAGCAAATGTTGGTCAGGCTTTGGCAGCCTTTAGAATACCAACAATGGCTGATCCTAAGAATAAAGCCAATGCACTTGATGCAATAATTGCAGAACAAGGCGGATCAGCAAATATTGTTGATATAGCACAAAAAACAAAGAAATTAGTTGATGCAAACGGAGATATTGCTTCATTAAATAAATTTGTTGGTGATAACTGGATGAAGAAATCAGGTAGAGCTTGGAGTGAAGCCTATCGTGGTGGTTTGTTATTTTCACCAAAAACACAATTAAGAAATATTTTAGGTAATGGTGCATATCTTGCATATACAATACCTGAGTACACACTAGCTGGTATTTATGGAACTTTAGATAATGTTCGAGTAGGAGTAGCTAATTTAGTAAGAGGTAGATATTGGGGTGATGGTCAATCTGGTCTTACATGGGAGTTAGGTGTTGCTAGATTATATGGATTAATAAATGGATTTGGTGATGCTTTTAAAGTTGCAAATAAATCTGTAAGAACTGGTCAAGCATCAGATGGAGCAACTAAGTATGAAGGTGCAAATCAAGAATATATAACTGCTAAAAATTTAGGATTAGAAGACTCAAGTTTTGGATCTGCTGTCGATATGATGGGTAAACTTTATAGATTACCTTATCTTGGTTTGACTTATGGTGATGAGTTTTTTAAAGAAATTGCTAGGTCTATGGAGATGCACACTTTAATTATGACCGAGGCAACTCGTATTGCCAATACAACAGGCAAATCTTTTAAAGAAGCAATGACAGATGCTGTTAATGATGTTGCAAGTAGACCAGAAGAATTTACAAAGCAATTAGATGAAGCTGCTAGGTATTATACATTTCAAGACCAACTACCTGGTAATTTAGAAAAATTTACAAAAGCAATACAAGATACACCTTATATTGGAACTATAATATTACCGTTTGCAAAAACCCCAGTAAATGTTGTAAGACGATTTGGTGACATTTCAGGATTAGGTGTTTTTGATTTTTCACGGATGAAAAACGATCCTATATATAGAAATAGAACACTCGCAAAACTTACAATGGCTTCTGGTGCTGTCATGTATACAGCACAGCTTTATAGCCAGGGTAGAATTACTGGTGGCTACCCTACTCTAAGCAACGGTAGGATAGATCCAAAAATGAAAGCTGCATTAGATGCCAAAGGTTGGCGACCATACAGTTTGGTTTTTGCAGCAGATGATTTACCTGAAGGAACACCTTTGTACGATGAAGATGGCTTACCAACTGGAGATCATATTTATATTAGTTATAACGGACTTGAGCCTATAAGTGCTGTTTTTGGTGTAACCGCACACGCTATGGAATTAATGCACAGAAGCAACGATCCAAAAGTAAGAGATGATTTAGGTATGGCTTTGCCACTTGCCATGTTGCAATACATGAATGAGATGCCAATGATCCAGGGATTAAGTGATATTTTTACAGCTATGAGTTCTTTTAATTTAAATGATGTAGCAAAAGATGCTTTATCAGCTTGGATTACTGCACCCACTCTACCCCTAGCTCCAGTTAAAGGTACTGGCTATTTATTAGGGGGTGAAACAAATGAAGAAGGTGAGTTTAATATATACAAAAGAAATTTAGATAGAGATTTTGAGAGAGATTTAAGACCGTATTTAGATGATGGAACAGCTAATTTAAATTATGGTCAACCCCTAGATAGCACTTTTAAAAATCCATTAATAGATACATACAATCAATATTTATATCAAATGCCTTACGATGATTTTGTTGGAAGTATTGGAAATCAGGTTTTTGGCAAAAGCAAAACTGGTAATGATTTACCTCCAGCCACCGATATTTTTGGATATCCAATAGATAGATCTTCAGAAATGGGATTAATGTCTGATATCTATAATACTTACTTTGGTGTTTTTGGAATTAAAAAAGTAAAAGACAAAGGTTTGCACTATCACGAAAATGAAAGACTGGGTGGAGTAATAACATATCTTCCAAAACAAATAAAAGGCATAGCTCTAAGACCACAAGAATATTACGACTATGTGCAATTTTCTTTACAAACACCTGACGAGGACTTTGAAGGATACAGTTTTGCAAAGTATATGGAATTATACATGGGATCTGATTTATACAAAAATTTAACTAATAACGAAAAGGCACAAGAAGTACAAAATCTTAAAATAAAAGCAATGGAAAATGGGCAAGAATTATTAATTGCAGCTTACCCAGAAATTGGGGAAGCAATTATAGAAAGACAAAATTTACTAGACTTAGACGTTTTACAAAAACCAGGAGTAAATCTACTACAATGACCGTAAGCAGCACAACAGTAAAACAATCTTATTCAGGTAATGGAAGCACATCTGCTTTTACCTACAATTTTAAGATTAACACAATTAATGAATTAACAGTTATAATACGAAGTTCAACTGGCACAGAAACAGTAAAGACCATAAGCACACACTACAATGTGAGCGATACTGGCTCTGGAGGTACAGTTACTTTTACATCTGGTAATATACCAGCAAGTGGTGAAACAGTTGTATTATTAAGAAATACCAATCTCACGCAAACAACGGATTACGTTGAAAATGATCCGTTCCCAGCAGAGAGTCACGAGAGTGCTTTAGATAAATTAACTTTACAAATTCAAGAGGTACAAGAAGAAGTTGACAGATCTATAAAGCTCAGTCGTACAAACACCATGACATCCACAGAATTTACTGTGGGATCAACGGATAGAGCTAGTAAAGTTTTAGCGTTTGATAGCTCTGGTGAAATTTCTGTTACTCAGGAACTTGGAACATTTCGTGGGAATTGGGCAGCTAGTACAGCCTATGTAATTAGAGATATAATTAAAGATACTTCTACAAATAACATCTTTATAGTCACAGAAGCTCATACTAGTACAGGCAGCCAGCCGTTAACGACAAATGCTAACTCAGCTAAATATACTCTTATAGTCGATGCCGCCTCCGCAACTACATCAGCTACTAATGCGGCATCATCAGCTACGGCTGCTGCCTCTTCTGCTACAACGGCAACAACAAAAGCGTCAGAGGCTGCTACATCAGCAACCAACGCTGCCACATCAGAAACAAATGCTGCTACATCAGCGTCAACAGCCAGTACCCAGGCAACCAACGCTGCTTCATCCGCAACGTCTGCTGCAAGTTCCGCAACTACAGCTACGACAAAAGCAAGTGAAGCTAGCACAAGTGCTACGAACGCAGCAACATCTGCAACCTCTGCATCTACTTCTGCTTCAACAGCAACAACCAAAGCTAGCGAAGCGGCAACTTCTGCTACTAATGCTGCTTCTTCAGCATCAACTGCATCTGGTCATGCCACGACAGCTACTACGAAAGCATCTGAAGCTGCTACATCAGCGACTAATGCTGCTACTAGTGCAACTGCTGCTGACACTGCTAAGACAGCTGCTCAGGCTGCACAAACAGCTGCGGAAGCTGCGGCTGATAATTTTGACGATACATACCTGGGAGCTAAGTCATCTGATCCCACAGTAGATAATGATGGTGATGCACTAACTGCTGGAGATTTGTACTTCAACACAAGCAGCAATGAATTAAAAGTTTATAACGGATCATCCTGGCAAGTAGCAGCCTCTGATGTATCTACTCTAGCAACAAAAGGATTTGCGATAGCTTTAGCTGTCGCATTGTAATTAAGGAAGGAAAATAATGGCTCAAGACTTTACAGAAATAAAAGCAAGAAATGTTGGTACTTCTGCTCACACATTATTAACTGCTAACACCAACGATTGTATTATTGGATTTAGAGTTTGTAACGTAGCAACTAGTGCAATCAATGTAGACGTTTTTGTTACAAATGGTGGAAACGATTATCACTTACAAAAAAATACACCGATATCAGTTGGTGGATCTTTAGAGGTTACTGGTAACTCAAAAATAAATTTACAAAATGGAAGTGTCTTAAAAATAAAATCCGATACAGCATCAAGTGTTGATGTATGGGGTAGCTACATAGACGCTATATCAGCATAGGAGAAGTAATGTATATTGGAAATATACCCGCAGATAAATTTCAAACTCTACAAAAACAGAGTTTTACTACATCTGCTACTGATACCTATACACTAAGTTATTCTGTTACGAACCCACAAGATTTAGCTTTGTTCATTAACAATGTCAGGCAAAATCCAAATGATGCTTATACTGTATCAGGCACAACACTAACCCTATCCTCTGCAATTACGAGTTCAGATACTATGTATGCAGTGTTCTTAGGTAGAGCAGTAGAAACAGTTGCTCCAGCTACAGGATCAGTAACTAATGCTATGTTAGCTGGTTCTATTGCTACTTCTAAGTTAGCTGACGGAAGTACCTTTGCTACTACTAATGGTATTACTATGGCAGACCAATGGAGATTGACTTCAAGTTTTACAGGAAGTGCAGATCCTATAACATCTAATTTAGCACAAGCAAGTGCAGATGGTGGTGGTGGTATTGGCTCTTCTATGTCGGTATCAAGTGGTGTTTTTACTTTCCCAAGCACAGGAATTTATTTAATTCTTGCACATTTTAGTTTTTTTAGAAACGCAAACGATAGATTAATTCAAGGTCACATACAAGCAATAACTGACGGTAGTTCTTCTGGTGAAGCAGGAACTTCTTACACTTTTACTGACG